TAGTTAAATCTCTCAAAGAAAAACTTTATGGCAAAACCGAAGACGTCTTGGAAACAGTGCCGAGACTACACACTCATCAACCGCAGGGAGTGGCAGAATAGTGGGCGAAAGTCTGCAATTTTGTACTCAGGCAAGTTCACCTTGTTTCACCCTCAGACGATTGACCCTCACAAGATTTCATATCGCATGATCTTGGAAGACTGTAAGGAACTCAAGGACAGATATAGTTTGGCACATGCTTCGTTAAACAGGTATGTATCAGCAGTATCTACAGTTCTACGTTTCTGTCAGAAGTGTCAGATCTTAAGTCAGGACTGGACAGTCCCTCGATTTGAGAGATTTCCCGAGGCTGAAACAGCTTACCAGAGGGATGCCTTTACATCAGATGAGTTATATTCAATGATCAAGTACGCTCGAAAAACTCTAGCTAACGATGATCTTGGAGATATGATCTTATTTGCTGGTATAACTGGCATGCGTCAAGCAGAAATAATGAAGTTGAGAAACGACAAGGTAAACCTTGAAGCTAAATCAATTGAAATTATGTTTCCTAAAGGTAAAAAAGGTGTGTCACGTTATATAGGTATTCACAATTCGTTAATGCCTGTACTCCATAAACGTGTAGCCATGAATCCAACAGGGCTTACATTTGGAGGTGACTGGTTAAACGCAGATCAAATGCGTACTTGGTTTAACAGATGTATAACAGGTGCATTACGTAAACCAGTTGGTGAGGATAGCCCTTGGAAATTCCATGGACTTAGACACACATGTGGCACCTTACTTGTTCAATCAGGTATGAACATCGTTGATGTTGCTACCCACTTGGGTCATAGTTCTACCCGAGTAACTGAGAGATACTTACATTCATTTGATAAGGACCTCAGCAAAAGAGCTAACTCGATAGACTTCGGATATGCGTAATCTACCGCATCTACAAGGTCTTCAAAACAGCATTTTTCTTCACGTTTTATTGATATGAACGTCGCGTCTGTTAAACTAAATTCGCCGAAAAGCCTCTGGGAGTGTGGCGGAATTGGTAGACGCGCCGGACTTAAAATCTAACGTATAAGAAATACATAGCTGTATCCTGATCTTAGTTAAAAAGCTGAGATCTTTTTTATTGCAATGCTTTATAGAAATATACACATTTGCATAGTTAAAAATTTGTAATCTACCGACTAGTAAATACATGCCTTTACGTGCTGAACTTGAGCAGCAGGAGACATATGAACGCGAACAAATAAGAGGCGGTTTGAATAAATTAAGGAAGGATACCCTTCACTTAGAAAAAAAAGAATACGCTTCCGCAACTGTATATGGTTCTGCTTCCATAGCTACTATGCTGCCTACATTTATTAAATATATAGATGAAAGAAAACAAGAACGAATACAGACAATAAAGAAACATGGAGCTGGTAGTCAGGTTGCTTTAATGCCTTACCTACTAGCCCTCGATACAGAGTCACAGGCAGTAATAACTGCCAAGCTAACTTTTGATAAAGTATTTTCCCCAGTTAGGAAGAATCAATTAGTCATCAAAGTAGTTGAATCAATAGCTAATGCTATAGAAGCTGAGTGCAAGATGCAGTATTACGAACAACAAGCACCAGCACTATTTGATGTACTAAAAGAAAACTACTGGCATCAGGCTAAGGGTACAGAGTACAAGGCTAAGTCTATGACTACCTTGATGAATAAAAATAATATCAAACCATGGACTCCATGGAATGGTATTAAAAAAGTACAGCTAGGTGGATTCATGTTGGAATCACTAGCACACTCATCAGGTTGGTTCACGAACGTACACTACACAGCTAGTAATAAATCAAAGACATATGTAATAACTACAGACGTATTTAATAAACATAAAGAAGAGATAGTTAGATTAGCTGAATTGTTCAGCCCTTTGTCCAAGCCAATGTTAATTGAGCCACGAGACTGGACAACAATTAATGACGGTGGTTACTACTTAAATCAATTAACTAACTGCCATGATATGGTCCGCAGGGGTGAACCGTTACCTATACAGGGAAAAACAGCTAGAGAGTTCCTTAATAAAATTCAAAAGGTTAAGTACAAATTAAATGATTTCATTGTACAAGTTGCCAAAGAATTAGAAGAAAGAGGAATTGAAATTGGCAAATTTCGCCCTGTTATTAATCATCCAATACCTCCTAAACCAGCAGACTTTGATACTAATAAAGAAAGTAAAAAGAGTTGGAAGAAAGAAGTAGCTGTTAGTCATAACAAGAACGCAAACGAATGGAGAATCTCTTGTCGTACAAGGATGACCATGAATTGTGTACGAGAATTTGAAGGTAAAGAGTTCTATATACCTTGGAGTTTCGACTACAGGGGTAGAGCATACCCTATACCTAGTTTTCTTACTCCTCAAGACACAGACTTTGGGAAAAGTTTACTTAGGTTTTCTGAAGAAGCAACTATAAATGAGGATGGTATTAAGTGGTTAGCGTTTTCAGTTAGTACGTGTTACGGACTGGATAAAGCAACCATGGAAGAGCGTCTTAATTGGCCGCTAATAAAAGAAAATATAGAGTTAATTAAACGAGTAGCTACAGATCCAATAAATAATATTGGTGACTGGGAAGCTACTGATGAACCATTTCAATTCCTTGCTGCCTGTGAGGAATACTATGCTGTTGTCTTAGCTAAAACAAGGACAACTACTGGCATACCAGTGGCAACCGATGCAACATGCTCAGGTCTACAGATCTTAGCAGGGCTCGCAAGGGATAAGTCCACTGCAAGTTTGGTTAATGTAATACCAAGCGATAAACCTCAAGATGCATATAAAGTAATTGCAGATGAAAGTATAAAACATATACCTGAAAGGCTACGTCCTTACTGGGATAGAAAGAAAACTAAAAGATGCGTTATGACTATACCTTATAACGCTAAACCTTTTAGCAATAGACAATACATACGTGATGCTTTTAAAGATGTTGATATTGAGGTTGAAAAAGAAGAACTAACACAAATAGTTAAAGCAGTCCGTGATGCTATGGAAACCGTAGTTCCCGGACCGATGCGAGTTATGCGTTGGATCGAATCTGAAGTAAGTAAATCCATCAAGAATGGAGCTAGAGAATTAATTTGGGTAACACCATCTGGTTTCAGAGTTACTCAAAGATTAATGAAACAGCAATGGAAACGCATTGAATTGAAGTTATTTGGTACGACTAATTTACGAGTAAGTACAGATGAAGAGCGAGGTGTGGATTTACTACACCACAAGAACGCAACCGCACCAAATCTAATTCATTCATTAGATGCCAGCCTATTACACTTAAGCACCATACAATTTGATGCACCTATCAGTCTCATACACGATAGTGTCTTATGTCGAGCTACAGATATGTCATTCTTATCTACCTTAGTTCGATCTACTTACATGCATCTTTTTGCAAAGCATGACTTTTTAAAAACCTTTGCCCAAGCAATTGGAGCAGAGACTGAACCACCGATTATCGGAGACTTAGAACCGTCCGAGGTAATTGAATCCACATATTTTTTCTGTTAATGAGAAACATACACATAACACCTGATCCTGTAACACTTTCAGGGTATCAGGCTGTACTAAAGCCAAGCCAATTTGGTTATTCACTAAAAGCTGTTGTTGGTAGTGAGATAGTCGATAAGCTTGAAGAAGAAAGGGTTGACTGTCTTAAATGGGCAGAGTCAAAACTTAAGAATCCAAAACGAGCTACACTTCGTCCTACACCATGGGAAGAAGTTGAAGACGGTAAGTTTACCGTTAAGTTTTCTTGGGGTGAAGATAAGAAACCACCAATTGTAGATACTGAAGGAACACTTATAAAAGATCTAGATACACCTGTATATGAAGGTTCTAAAGTTAAGCTAGGTTTTCATCAGAAGCCATATATTCTGAGAGATGGCGTGACATACGGAACGTCATTGAAATTATCTGGAGTACAAATCATCAGTGTTCAAAACGGAGCTGGTGTTGATACTGGCGATCTTGATGAAGATGGTGTAGCCGAATTGTTTGGTAAGACTTCTGGCTTTAAAGCAGATGATCCAAACGTTACACCAGACCTAGCACCTTCTTCAGTTGAAGACGACTTCTAATGTTTAAATCAGGATTAGAGGAAAAAGTCTCTGATCTTTTATGTGAGTTAGGTGTTGACTATGAGTATGAAGGTACAAGTTTTGCTTATACCATCACTCATAAATACACACCTGACTTTGTTTTACCTAATGGTACTTGTTTAGAAACTAAGGGCTTTTGGCGATCTGAGGATAGGCGAAAGGTTCGACAAGTTATTAAAGAGAATCCAGATTTAGATTTACGAATGGTCTTTCAAGACCCCTATAAAAAAATTAGTAAAAAATCAAAGACTACGTATGCACAATGGTGCAAACGATATGGAATTAAATGGTGTGCATTTCACACTATACCTATTGATTGGCTTACATGACTGAAAGCGAATTTATAAGACACGAACCATGCAGTAACTGTGGATCGTCCGATGCCAATGGTATCTACACGGACGGCCACACTTATTGCTTTAGCTGTCACCACTACACCTCAGGTGATACCAACCACACTCATCAAATGCAAAACAATGTCACGTTTAAAGGATCAGCCCAAAGGCTGCAAAAACGAAACATCAGTGAAAAAACCTGCGAGCTCTACAAAATCTACAGAGATGAAGCACACTTACGCTTCCCTTATTTCGATGGCTCTGGACGCATTCAAGGATTCAAAACCAAAACAAAATTAAAAGAGTTTAAATATGAAGGAGTTTCCACTGACACCTTATTTGGTCAGCATTTATTCCCTACTACTGGTAACAGGATTGTTATTACTGAAGGCGAACTAGATGCTGTTAGTTGTTATGAGGTAATGGAAAAATGGCCGATGGTTTCTCTACCTCATGGAGCTGCAAGTGCAAAAAAAGACATACAAAAACAGATCCCTTTTCTTCAGGGTTATAAAGAAATTTGCTTATTCTTTGATAAAGATGAAGCAGGACGTCGTGCGACGGAGCAAGTGGCATCTATCTTACCGCATGGGTCAGTTACAATTGCTAATTTGGTTGATCCTTACAAGGATGCCAGTGATGCTTTACAAAAAAATGATCGCCAAGCTATTAGAGATGCAATTTATAATGCAAAACCTTATCAACCTGACGGTATCGTTGATGGGAAATCGTTATTAACAGCTGTTACTACACCAACTCCTCCATGTGACCACAAATATATGTTGCAAGGTTTACAAGAAAAAACTCATGGCATACGCTATGGAGAACTCACAACAATAACCGCAGGAACGGGTCAAGGTAAGAGTACATTTTGTCGTCAACTGGCAACACAGTTATTAGAAGAACAAGTCAAGGTGGGGTATATCT